CTTCATTATATGGTGGAAGGTTTCTAACTAATAGTTTTTTTCTAAAACTTTCAGTTGCATTAAATGTTAATTCACTCGGCATTTAAAATCTATTTTATTTATATAAATAGATTAATTTATGATTTTTATTCAGAATATGTGTTCTTAGCATTAGTAAATATACTCATTAATTTACTTGTAAAATCAGGGTTTCTAACTATTTCATTTGATAATTCTTCTGAAGATATATTTTTTGGTAGATTTCTTCCATCAACAGTTAAATCAATCTTTCCATTAACGTTTAAGTTTACATCACCATTTACATTATTTGTACTATCTTGTTGTAGTAAATTTGGTAGTTTATCAAAAGAAGATACTATTTTATCAATACTTATTGTATTTTCATTACTATCCATAGGTGATGTCATAAAATCAGATATTTGTAAATTCAGTGCCTCAATTAATTTTGTACCACCAATAATTAAATCGTCAGCCCTAAAATTAATTGGCTCTTGTCCTGGTCTTAATATAAAGTCTTCTGATGTTGGTCCAGTTCCCATTTCAGTACCCTGACCACCACCAATTAAGTCATCCAAACCATTAAAACCTATTTCCGTTAGTTGTGTCATAACAGCAAAAGCGACATCAGCAAATGTCTCTAAATCATCACCAATTTCTTCTAACCCTTGTTTTATCGCGTTTTTTGTTACTTCATCAACGTCCAAGCTGTCTAAAATGTCGTCTATCATACCATCTGTGGCTTGACCTATCGCCATACCTATATTACCAACAAAGGTTGAGGCCATTTCACTAAAGTCTACGTTTTTAAAGGTATTTTCTTCTTCTAATTTATCCCTTAATTCATCAGGAGCTTCTTGAAACGCTACAACCAATTCTCCTGTCATCCTACCAACAGATTGTTTAAACATTGCATTAGCCTCCTCATCCTCAAGACCCGCCTTTAACATATTTGTTAAAGATGTTCCATAATCTTGTATATTTTCAGGACTAAATACTCTATCCAATTCTTCATTTAATGTTTGCCCATATGCCTTTGCAGCATCTAATGCATCTGTAACTCCTTGTGTTTTTGTACCTAAAACAACTTTCATGGCTCCTGATTTGTCAACCGCACTTTTTAAAGTTTCTAAAGCCGATAACTGTTCAACCGCTATGTCTTTATCACTCTTGTTAGACATTTCTTGTTGTTCCCTTAACTTTTTTAATTGTTCGGGTCCTAATGTTGCGGCATCAAATGCCTTTAATATTTCATTTCCGTCCTCATCTTTTTCAGGTAAAGTAATCATCACCTTACCATCTTGGATATCTCCAAGATTTGCAATCATTTCTTTCTGTTCATCAGTGTACCTATTCATAGGACCTAACATATCAAGTTTTTTCGTTCTTTCAGCGGCCTTTCTTGCCGTTTCAGTTAACTCTTGATAGTCCATCCCTGTTAGTTTTGCTGCCTCTCTTAAACGATACATTTCGGTTACAGGTATATCAAACTCTCCAGTTTTTTCGTTAAATACCACGGCACTTTCAGCCATATTAATAATAGAGTCTTGTAATCCTTCGGCATCAGTTTGAGCCATGTGTAACAACTTAAATGGGTCACCTAAGTCACCCACAGCACCTCCTAACATTTGGAACCCTGCCGCCATTTCAATCGCCTTTTCGGGTTCCATCAATCCTTCAGCTAATGAAAATGTTTTACCAACATCCATTCTTAAAGCTTGTGCCTTTGCAACCATTCTTGATAGTCCTTCAACACCATCTTTAAACTTATATGAAGAAAGGTATTTAATATTGTCCCCAATCATTTTTATAAATTGCCCTGAGTTAATACCATACTTTCGTGCCATATCTTGCATCTCACCTATTTGTTCAATAGCATATTCTGTACTTCTACCCATATCCGCAAATCCCTTAACAATAGGGACTATTTCCGCAGAGGTAACACCAGCACTTTTCGCCAACGCCTGCATATTAATAACTTGTTCTGATGTTAATAATGTATTAACTTGCATGGCGTCGTTAATTTGTTTCATTAAGTTTAAATTGTCATCCAAACTAACACCAAACTCTGAAGTACCCGCCAAAGCTTCCGCCATTGTTGCGTTTAATGCTTCTCCGACCATACTAGCGTTGCCCATAGATTCTCTAGCTAATTTATAACTTAAGTCTTGTAATTGTGCGGTTTCTTTTAAAACTGTACCAGGACTTGCCAATGCTTTTCCCATGTTAGTAATAATTTTACCAACATTAGCATCAGTAATACTTGTCGCTCTATTTAACCCTTGTAAAGATTCTGTTGATTTATCTATTCCCGCAGCAAAATTAAAAGCACTTCTAGCAGCGCCTTCTAAATTTCCTGAATTATTAGTTTGAAACATTCGATAAACTTTTTATATAAATAGTTTATCTTTTAGATTTCATTTTTTCATAGTGTTCGTTCTTTTTTTGAAACTCTTCAATTAACTTATTAACGAAATATTTTCTTTCATATGTCGGCATGGACATAATATCAGAGTATGAAAAATGGGCATGACGAATTAAATAATAAATTTCATCAAGCAGACCTATCCTATATTCAGAAGAAAGGCCGAAAAAACTCCACCCCAAATGTGACTCTAACTGTCACTTCTTCTCCTGACGGGGCGTTAACTTTTCTTTGTAGATTTAATTTTGGTTCACACTCAGAAAGTACTTTTCTTATGTGTTTAGAATCCATGATTGGTAAATTGATGACGTATTTTGATATGAATTCTCTATCGGTATTACCGTCAATACTTACTATTTGTTTTTCTAATTTTGTGGTAATTGTTGGAGGAACCACACCTGGAGGATATTTTTGCATGGTTTTATTTATATCCTCTAAATCTCCTACTGTTAAAAGTTTACATACTACTGTTGCGTCACTCTTAGGTAATTTTATTTCAAATAAACCGTCTGAGTTGGGTTCTAATTTTGGTTCAACAAAATCAAGTTCGTCTAAAAGTATTGTGTGATTAAATTCTTTGTTTGTCCCTGGGTCTCTTAATATAAAGTTATATTCGGGACCAAAAGATGTGTTTCTTAAGAAAATTAGTACGGCTTCCAAATCTCCCTCTAACAAATCCTCAACTCTAATATCTGGTTCATATAACTTATTTTTAACCAACTTATTAACTATATTATCATTTCTTTCACCAGAAACCAATATATTTTCATCTTGCGCAGTTAAATAACCAATCTTTAAAGACTTTTTCTTATTTTTATAAAACTTACCTTTAGAGGGTAGTGTCACCACATCATGAGGTAAATTAAAATCTTGTTGTCCGTATTGTTTTGCCGAATCTTCCATTTTTTATATATAAAAAAACCATAGGGACTGAACCCTATGGTTAAATATATTACTTAATGATTTTTTATCAATAGTATTAGTAAACCAAAATACATCTATCAGGACGTAATGTGGCGGTGATTGTTGCCAATGCATCGTCACTATATCCCAAACTATCGAAATTTACATCAGTTAAGAATGTCCCTTGTAATATCCACTTTTCAACAGCAACACCTGTTGGGTCCAACATTTCAAGGTCTAAGTCTTTCTTATATCCCGCAGCGTATCCCATACGACCTGTTACAGACTCCGCAGTTAAACGAACCCATTCCATAAGGGCTTGTGACGCTGAAGGACCGATAGGGTCTCTAAACGTAACGTTAATCGTATTCCACGTAAATCTACCTGCAACATAAGTTGAAGTATTTAAGAATGGAATTTCTGTTGGGTTGATACTGATTTGAGGTCTTGAAGTAGACTCAACGTACCAAGAGTTAATACCCAATGAAGAAGGAAAACTCAATATAAATCGGTTTTTCCTTTTTGGTTCATAGGGGACGGGCATTTTCATTAATAAATCAGCCATAGTATTTTGGTTTTAAATTTTTCGTGTTTATTTAATTATAAATATCAGGTTAAAACTTTTTTCTCTTTACTTTTACTTTTTTCATTGTAAAATCCTTAACTAGAATCCAGACTTAAGAAATTTAAACTTCTTTTTTCTCTCCTCCTTTTGTTAAATAAGTTTTAACTGGACTTTCATCTTCATATTCTTTTTCTAGAAATGATTTTATAGATTCAATATTGCCTGGGTCATCATCAGAAAAACCAATTTGTGGTACAAAATTGTTAGTTACATCATTAGTAAATGAAACTTTTTTACCCAGTTTTTGGCTCTGATACTTAACATAGTTAATAAATTCTCTTAATGCTTTTATTTTACCTTCTTCAGGGTTAGAAGCAGACCCCTCACCATAAGTCACAGGATGGTATTTACACATGTCCAAATACTCTTTAATTAATAATTGGTCATCTCTCATTACCTCTCCCGATAAGTCACGATATTCTTTTAGGTTTTGAATTAAAGACTCCGCGCTTATACCGTTATGATTAGTCACAATAAAATTATAAATAGAGTCTCTTAAAACGGTAGGTGTATGTCCTCTTGCCGTTATTATAGCAAAAATGGAACCCCCATTAATACACTCAACAAAATCATCCCATGAAGGACCTGGTTGAGCCAATAAAGAGTCCACGATAAATTTTTTATCACCCTGTACACCAAAATTTCGGTAAGGGTCTTCTGCATAACCAACAATCATTTCTCCGTTATAATCAAAAGGTTCTTTACCTATTTTTTGTCGGTACTCTGCAAAGTCCTCTGTAGACATACCGACTTCACCACCTTGTTCAGATTGTAACATAATTTGAGTTGGCATAATAACAATATTGTCATCCCAATCAAAAGCATAATACTTTAAATCAGGTTGACCTTCTTCTATACCCTCCCTAAGGTTATTAAGATTTCTTCTTATAATCTTTTTAAGACTCATATTACTTGTTCAATTTTTCAATTAGTCTTTCTAACTGAGACTCAGTAACAATAATATTCTGAGGTTTTTCAGAATACGTTTTTACACCGTTGTCTTTAACTTCTAGTGCTTCTCTAAGAACTTTCTTTTTAAATTCCATATTTTTATTTTTATTAAACGTTTAATTAAATGTAATAAATGGGGGACACCGAAGTATCCCCCATTATATAATTATCAAATATCTTCAAAAGATGCGCCTGTTGGAGTAATTAAGAATTCAATATCGATGAATTCTAATGCTCTTGTTGGTTTTAGATAAATTTTACCAACTAATTGGTTCTTATCTAAGTCTTCAGGTGTGTTTTGAACCACAACTCTAAAGTCAATCAAACCTCTATCTCTTCTAATAGAATCTAAGATTGGGTTTACTGAGTCTAAGAACTCTTGTCTTACTTGGTCATCGTTTTGTTCAAACAACAATCTAACCGCGACTGCTGAAATTAACTTACGAGCTTGTAACAACAATCTTCTAACATTAATTCTGTCAAGTGCTGACTCTTTAATTTGAGTTGTTTTATTACCCCAAATTACTGTACCCACATCTGAGAATGTTGCGATTGGGTTAATTCTACCCTTATAAAGAATATCTCTATCTTCTTGTGTTAACTTCTTACGTGCTTTAATACCATTAACAAGACCTCTTGTGTAACCCGCTGATGCGAACCATGGGAAGGCGATGTTATCAGTTAATGCTAAGTTTCTAACGACCTCCGCAGTTGGTGGTAAGTAGATTTGAGTATTATTAACAGTATCTCTTGTTAAAATCCATGGGTAATAAGTTGCTGTGTAGTTAGAATCTATACCCGTATCCTCTAAGTTTTCAGTAGATTCTTGTGGGTATATGAAATCTGTTGTAAAGTTAGATGTTGTATTAGTAAACATCTGATAGTCAGGTGTTGTACAAATATAGATTGAGTCTGCTCTATCAGTTTCAATCATATCAACAGCATTTTCAATCAAATTAGAGTTATTAACGTAGTCAACACCAGGTGTTGTAAATACATTAATGTTTACTGCTTCAGGATTGACAAATGTCCATTGTCCCCATAAGTACGCGTAATAGTCAGAGTTACCCCAATCTTGTTTGTCAGGACCCGTTATTGTTCTAAACGCTCCCCATCCGTCTGCTTGTGGGAATCTAATTGAAGGTGCCGCTCCTTTAAGGAAACCGTTATTACCTAAAATGTATCTATCACCGTTAGTTCTATACTCTCTGTATATGTCCCATCCGTCAAAACCACCTGTAGGTATTAACGTAAACTTACGAGAATTTAACTTGTAATACGGACTTTGGTCATCTGGCTCGCTGTTGAATGACGCATCACCAACTTCAAAAGCAGTTTCACCCGATGTTGTATATGTTGATGGTATCAATACAACCGTAGCTCCTGAGTCCATGTGGAAACCTTTTGTTAATACGGGCCATGGTGAAGATTCTGTTGCGGTGGTAATATCCGATGGATTTTGTTTACCTTTGTAAGAAGCAAAATCTGCATCAATACCAACAGTAGTAGAGACACCTAAGTAAACTTTTCTTGGATTGTCTCCCGAACTTCTTGTTACATTATCACCGTTTAATGCTCCGAAAGGTGGATTTGCAATAATTTCACCAGGTGAGTCATATTTTGTTTTATAAACTAAGTGTGGTGATTTAAAATTAGCATATTTTCTTGTTTGATATCCTCTAAATCCACAAGGTAAAGCATCAATAGGTGCTTCTTCATTAACCTCTAACATTATGTATCTTGACTTTAATTCAAAATCACCATTAGCAGTACCCACTTTTTTAGCCACATAACTATTTAAGTTCGGGTCCATAGTACAATTTGTGAATTTTTCAAGGACAACAGGATTTGAATCTGTATCATAAAAACTTCTAACAACAATATCAAAAGTTAAATTATTAAATGAAATATTTGCAATTGATATTTTAATCTGTGTGTTTGCTGAGTTACCATCAGATATTGAAATAAATTTAAATAAATTAAATACTTCATTACCTCTGAGCTCTGAAACAACATAAGGAGTTGTTGGAGTTTGGAATTGGTCTAAGTACCAACCAATACTTTGGTTGTTTCCGTCATCCTCTCTTGCACTTTCCAATCCTAATAATGTAGTATTTATACCTCTAATTTTACCTTCACGGTAACCAGTATTCATTAAGTTGTAGTATAACTCCTCAACAAATAAAGGAACCTCATTTCTATTCTTACCAAAGTTAGTCATACCTAAAACTTTAGAAATGAAATTAGAGTCTGATACATCTAACGATGTTTTAAATGTAAATGTTTCTGAGTCTTTAGTTACACCAGAAATTTCAAACATACTAAATGGATTTTTTGTTACTCCCGAATATGCTCCTGATGTATTTATATTAACATCTGTTGTTCCAGTAACCTCATAATCTGAACCGTTATCGTTTGAGAACGTAGAAATACCTCTTGAACGTAATGTTGCAACAACCATATCATGATAATCTTGTATTGGTGTTGCTGAGAACTCCGTTACATATACAACTGCATCTCCCTCATAGTTATTACCACTAGTATTAGTCAAACCTGTAACAGATAAACCAAAACTACTACCCGTATAAGTACCACCTCCATTATATGGGAATAATGAATAATACCAAACATCATTTTCAGACGCTGTTAAATCTGCGTTGTCAGTAGTTAGTCCACTCACATTAAACACATTAGTTGTTGATGTCCAATTGCCGGAAGCACCAGTAATTAATGAGTAAGTACTAGCACTAACAGTACCAAACAAATATGATGTTTTACCTGAATTTGAAGGATTAGAAATTTCTGAACTAAATAATTCTTTAAAGTCATCTTCTAGTGTACTCTCACCACCACTAAATGTTGTATATGGATTTGTTAAAATATCACTTAAGTATGAAGGTAACGACTCACTAGTAATTGTTGTATTAGTACTATCACCCGAAGTACCTGAGAAAGACACTAAATAAGGAGTTGTAGGTGCGTCAGTAACAGCGACTGTTGATTTATCTACATTACCTACCATAGATAAAGACCATGATGGACCCGCATCATAACCCGAAAGTCCGAGTATACGAGTAACAAATAATTGATTTGATTGTTGTAAGTATGCCTTTGCTATATATGCCGCCTCATACTTAGGGATTTGTGTGTTTACAAATTTAGTTGGACTTGTACCACCAAAGTAAGATGTAAACTCATCAAAATTAGTTATAAAGATGGGTTCAAATGCGGGACCCGATAAAGTTTCACCAACAATACCTAAAGTCGTAACACCAACACTTTGAGCCACAAAACTTAAATCTCTTTCTGATGTATATACACCCGGAGATACGAATACTTTGTCTGCCATGTTAAATAGTTTTCTTTTTTATTTATTTTATTGATAAATATTACAAAAAAACCGAAAGTACTAATGTAAAAAACATATATTTATTTAAAAGTATGAGTTTTTTCATACTTTTTTCTTACTTTATTAATTTATTGATGACACAACAAAAAACAAAAAACTTAAAGATATCTGAATATCACCATTCCATTTTAAAAACCCATTGTAAAAATAAAGGTTTAAAAATGTTTAAATATATTGAAAAATTAATTGAGGAGAATTGTAAGGATGAGACAGATATTTACGGAGAGTAATTAATCTTTATATGGTATATGTGCTTGAGTTTTTAAAATAGCATCTAAAGATGAGTTATTCTTAATAACATCAATTTTAATCACATCATTTGTATTTATATTAACAGACTTTAAATCATCACCAATAAAATTGTCATTAATATAGATTGAGTACTGTCTAATATTTTTAGATTTCATAAAAGTTAAATCTATCGTATAGGGATATTTTTCAGACAAACTATTAATACCCGACCTAAATAAAATATCCAACTCAAAGTTGTCAGGATTAGGAGGTTCTTTTTTTGCTCTTCTTGATTTTGTACCCATGTCAACTTCAAATAAAGATAAAGAACGGGTAATAGCGGGTAACACCTCAAACTCATTTTCATCTATTAAAAATCCCATCATTAAGAACTCATAATTTTGAATATAATATTTTCTTTTTTCAATATCCAAAACAGATTCATCAGAAACATTATTTAATATAATCGGAACATAATGTCCCTTAACAAATGTATATGCTTGACGAGATGAGAATTTTTGAAGAACGAGTTTATTGAACTCGTTTAAATGACGCATCTTTGTACAGAATATTTTTACATTATAAGTAATATCAACAGGGACTGGTTGAGGTATTTTATAGATGTCCATACCTTTTCTTTGTCCGTCCCATGTCGGTACTTTCGCATAATAAAATTGTTTTCTATTTGGAATGGTGTATTGTAATGATGGGTTAGTTCCGTACTTAACTTCGGGTTGTCTAACCGTGGCAATAAAAGGGGGTTTTATATTTTTATCTAAATCCTGAAAATTCCAAGTCTCTGTAAACTGAGACCAATTCTGAGTAGTTGTTATAATATCAATAGGATTAACTTTTTTTCCGTCAGCAACCATTTCTAAATCATCACGAACAAAATCTAACATACCCCTATCCAAATCGGCATGTAAAACACTCTTAGGTAAATAAGTTCCATCTTCCTGAATATATTCAAGAAGTTCTTCCCTCCTGTCCAACAATATTTTTTCAGGAGTAAGTTTTAAATCTTTTTTTATTTTTTTAGGAAACGCCATTAACTTACAACTTCGTTAATATGGAAAATTTTATTTTTTGTATTAATCATATCTATCTCGTTTGCGTTAAATATAGGTTCTTCTGTGTCTTTTTTAACGAACGAGTCATATTTGTAAGGGTTGTATGTAATTACCTTATCGTTGGTTTCGGGTGGCATATTTTCACAAGGATACTGACAGTAGTCTAATAAATCACCGATAACGAATGCATGAACATTTTTTCTTTTTTCTTGTCTTACCTTTTCTTTACCACCCTCTCTAACTCTAAATTCTACATTACCCAATTTTACATAGTCGGCATATAATATAATTCTACCTTTGTATTGAACTGAAAAAGTTTTTTTGTGTAAGTTATAATAAACCATAACACGAAGACCGATTGGGTCAGGTTTATTTTCATCTTGCTCAACAACCAAACCCATACGAGATTTAATTGTATTTAATTCTTTTAATAGATATCTATTCATAATCCTCTAAATTCATTATCGTTTACTGGTGATGCCACAATACTTCTGTAAAATGGTTTGAACCCACCATATGTGTGTTTGTTATCACTAACAACACGACCGTCATTAACAACAGTATAATATCTGACACGAGACTCCGTTTCATAATAACCTATATAATCTCCATATTCTATATCTATACCCAACTCATCCAAAGAGTCCTGATATACACCAACCTTTAAATTACCAGGTTCCATCTGTGTCATACGACTTTGACCGTAATCCTGATTTTCGGGTTGTTCTATCTGAACATACCCTCTAAACTCAACAGGTGGATGAAACTTAATTCCATCCTCAACTGTTTCACCATATACATCATCGGTCTTTGTTTTCTGTCTATCAACACGATACAAAACCAATGTAAAATTCATATCACCTTCAAGCCATTCACGACCCATAGTAATATCTAAATTAAAATCTTCACCACTGAAGAATTTATTTAATCTCGTAATCGGAACCTTTCTTTGTGTCATTATTGATAAATATTCAGAAATATGTTATATTTAATTGTATTTGATATCAAAGTTGGAAAAAAATCCATTAAATAACTTACCTGAAGTTCGTGCTCTCAGAATTCTTGAAGAATATGAGGGATACAATAACTATATCCTTAGGTTAAAGGGTAAGATGAAAAAGTTCAATCATTTTAAACTTACTCGTGCACAAGCGGACTATATTCTAAAGTTTAAGGACACCACACCAAAAGTGGCAAGAAAGTGGGTTGAATTGGATAGTTACTTCGGACAAAAACTTATGGACGATAAACTCCTCACAAAAAAACCTGAAAAGATTTATATTGAAAAACTTTTGGTAGAAAAAGAAAAGTCGTATCATGTGTGGGGTAAATTGTTTGAAAATGCAGAATTAAATGACATATGGTTACCTAAAGTCGCATTACAAAAAAACACTCAAAGGGAAGTTAATATTGATTACTCAAAGTATTCACACCGACCACCATTAGACCACCAAAAAGAAGCAATAGAAAAACTTGTTGGTAACGACAAATATATTTTAGCGGATGATATGGGTTTAGGTAAAACCACTTCTACAGTTATCGCATCGTTAGAAAGTGGTTCGGAAAAAGTTCTAATCATATGTCCCGCATCACTTAAGATTAATTGGCAAAGAGAAATTGCGAATTATACCGACAAAGAAGTTGCAATTATTGAAGGAAAAAAATGGGAACCTTCGGATTATACAATTATTAACTACGATATTCTTAAAAACTTCCACGACCCAAAACATCCTGACAAATCGGATATTTTAAATTATGGTTTTGATTTGGTTGTTATGGATGAAGCTCATTACATACAAAATGTAAAAGCGGCGAGAACAAAAATAGGTAACGACATTGCAAAAAAAATCGGAAAGGTTTGGTTACTAACGGGAACACCGATGACTTCACGACCCATGAATTACTACAACCTATTAAGTTTGGTTGACTCTCCTGTTGCAGATAATTGGATGGCATATGCAATTAGGTATTGTGCAGGGTATCAGTTTAGCGTCGGAGCAAAAAAGGTATGGAATGTCACAGGAGCATCAAATCTTGAAGAACTCAGAGACCGAACAAAACCGCAGGTTTTGAGAAGGTTGAAAGAAGATATTTTGGATTTACCTGAAAAGATTTTAACTCCCGTATATTTGAGAACAAAATCCAAAGAATACAAAAAATTGATGGGTGAATACTATGATTGGTATAACTCATCAGAAGAATCAAAGTCGTTAACCATTCAGTTTTCAAAATTAATGAAAGTCCGTCAGGTTATCGCAGATGAAAAAATTAAAGATACTATTGAGATAGCTCAAAATGTAATAGACCAAGGAAAAAAAGTTATTATATTTACAAACTTTACCGACACATTGAACAAAATTGCAGAACATTTTGGTAAGTGTGCAGTTAAACTTGATGGTAAGATGTCCAAACCACAAAGACAACATTCCGTTGACGAGTTCCAAAACAACGAAAAGGTAACTGTATTTGTTGGTAACTTAAAAGCTGCGGGTGTGGGTATTACATTGACCGCAGCTGAAGCTGTTATTATGAACGACCTATCATTCGTTCCTTCCGACCACTCACAAGCCGAAGACCGAGCGTATAGATATGGTCAAAAGTTTTCGGTGTCCGTTTATTATCCCATTTTTGAAAATACAATAGAAGGTATTATATATGACATACTTTCAAAGAAAAAGAATATCTTTGAAACTGTTATGGGAGATAACGAAGGTAAAGGAGATGTAATGGAAGAGATACTTAACCTAATATCAGAAAATTAAGTATTTATATAAAAATACTTACATATGTCCAAAATTTTATTAGAAAGAATAGAAAAGTTAGAAACTCGTATTGTAAACGAAAAAACTTTTTTAAACGAAATGAAAAAGATAGGTATTGAAAAATTACCGTACGCCTATTCTGCAGTCGACCGATTTATCAATAAAGAAACGATGGATGTTCATTACAATAAACATTATAAAGGATATGTGGATAAATTAAACAAGGCGATTTCCAAAAGAAGAGGAGGAGATAAAGAACTTGAAGAAATTGTAAAAGATATTTCAAAATACAACAAAAAAATTCGTGACAACGCTGGTGGTGCTTTTAATCACGCACTTTTTTGGAAGATGTTGTCACCCGAACAACAAAAGTGTTCAGGAGATATATATGACAAAATTACAGTAGATTTTGGTTCTTATAGAGATTTTAAATCAAAATTTGAAGAGGTTGCAAAAAAAAGATTTGGTTCGGGGTGGGTATGGTTAGTAATAGATAGAAATAATAAATTAAAAGTTATTTCAACACCAAATCAAGATAATCCACTTATGGATGTAGTGAAAGGAGGTGGTTATCCATTATTAGGTTTAGATTTATGGGAACATGCGTATTATTTAAAATATCTTAATAAAAGAGACGATTATATAAAAAACTTTTGGACAGTGGTTAATTGGAAATTTGTCAATAAGTTACTAAATAGTAAATTACCTAAAAACTGAATATTTATATAAAAAAGTCTAATGTCAGTAATTACGGAACCACAAAGAAGTAAGTTATATACAAGAATTAAACACCTTTTAGGTGCACCTATTAGAAG